GCGTCGTTCCACTGGAGGAACTGGTTCGCACCAGGAGCCGCCGCAACGCCGGTCTGATCCAACGTCCAAACGCCCGTGGTGAAGAACTGCGTAGCCCAGAGCCGTTCCTTGCGGATGAGGCCTTGGCCCGTCAAGAACTCGGTCATGTCGCGGTCGAGGTTCAGCGGCGAATCTGCATTCGCGCGGATCTCGTCGGCGACAGCCGTAGCGAGCGCCCAGATGTCGCAACGGTACGTGTCCGTGTCATAGTTGAAGTTGGCCATGGCCGGACCCGCGCCCGGAGCCTTCTTCTCCATCTGATCACGCAGCAGCGCACCACGCGGAATCCTGAAGAAGGAGTCCGTCTGCTTCTGGACGGGCAGAACCGGGAACGCCCGGTCTGCGACGAACATGTCTGCCGATTGCCGGAAGGCGATCGACATGTTGGTAAGGGGCCGGTCGACGTGAACGTCGCTGCGGCCTGGAACGTTGTAAACACCCACTGACATTTGAAGATCCTCTGTTTGGTTTGGTTGGTTTGGTCAGAACGGATCAGGTCACCTGATCCAGCTCCTTGAGCAGTTGCACGCGGATGATCTCACCAGCGCCGGCTGCAGCGTCCAACGCCTTGCCGAGTCGCCAGTTGCCAGCACCCGTAACGGCCGTGATCGCACGACCGCTTGCGTCCGAGGCCACGACGGCCAGGGCCGAGACGGCAGCGCCGGCTTCGACTTTGACGATCGAGCCACTCTTCATCGAGATAATGGAGAGTTCGCCACCGACTGCGGAGACGGACTCCGCCGCGACACCGTCCGCTTCGCCCTGAGCGCCAGCGACCATGTCGTATTGCCCGTCGGCCGCACGGACGACGAAGCGGTAAACGGTGACGGCCGAGCCAGCCTCACCTGAGAAGTTCTCGAGATTTTGAGCAGTAACCATGGGTTGTTCTCTTGTTGTTGAGGGTCAGAGGATCAGCGGCAGGCCGCGAGGTGCTGCTTGTACAGCTCCTGGCCTTCCGGGGACTTGAGGGCCGCGTCGTACGCCTGGGCCTCGGTCAAGCGAGGGTTCTTCTCCCTGACGCTCTTCGCGAGCGTTTCGATCTTCGCCTCGACGGTCGAGGCCTCCGTGTTCGGCGTGTTGGTCGTGCCGATCTTGGCGAACGCCTTGCTCAGCTCGGTGTCGAGCTTGCCCAGCAGGCCCATCAACTTGCCCTGCTGCTCGGCGTCCATCTTCTCGATGGCCTCGACGAGGAGGACCTTCTCGGCCGCTTCGCCGGGGAGGTTCTTCAGGTCTGACGCGCGCTTCGAGATGCGCTCGTTCTTCGCGAGCTTGGCCGCTTCGGCCTGATCCTTGCGGGCTTGGTCGGCGTCCTTCGCCAACTCGACCAGACGAGGATCGTCGCTCTTGCGGAACTCGCGACCCTTGTTGTCCGTGTAGACGACTGGGTTGCTGTCGGCTGCCTTCTTGACTTCGGCGAGGCGATCAGCCGTGGACAGAGCCAGGAACGAATCCTGCTGCTCGGTTGCCATCTTCTGGAACAGCTCTCGCTCCGCAACGGTCAGGCCGACGATCTTCTCGGCCCGGTCGAGGCGCTTCTGGAGAGCTTGGATCTCTTGAGGAGTCATGCTTTCTTGATTGGTGCCCGCCGGGGTAGATGAAGCCTCGGAGCCTGCGGGAATCGGCTCATTGGCTATGTCCTTCTTGACTCGAAACATCGACATCGCGACAGCGACGCGTTGCTTCTCGTCCGGATACTCTTCCTTCATACGCTCATCGCCCATGAAGCGTTCGACGAAGTCGTTCTTGCTCTCACCGGCTCGAGGCTTCAGCTTGGCGACGGGTTCACCATCGAACTTGCTGAGCAGCTCGGCCAGGACGCCATCTTCAGGGAGCAGATCGAGGGCGTCTAGCGCCTTTGCTCTGCGCTTGATGTGCTTGGCAACAGCGGCTTTGTCCTTCGCGCGACCAAACGCAGCGATCGCGTTCTTGAGGTCCTGCTTGTTGCGGATCGGGAACGAGCCATCCGGCATCGCTGCCTCGTCCCTGGCTGCAGCGCGACGTTCATCGGCCGAGAACTCACGCTTGCGAAGAACCATACGAGCACCGACCTGCGCGGGCTTGTCCACTGCGGAGATCTCCAGCAGCTTCGCCTTCACCATGATGCGCCGCTTCTTCTTGATCTCTTCGGTCATACGTCCTCATCCTCTTGAAGAAGCAGGGCTTTCAACACATCGATGCTGGTGTCAGCATGTAGAAATGACATGACATTCCGTACATTCACGCTCCGAGACAGCCGATGAGATCCACCCGGCCCGGCATTGACAAATGCGCCAGTCATCTTGCCGTTGGTATGCTCGATTGTGATGGTTCGCCCACTTTTGCTGCGATACGACACCGACGAGCCTGCCGATGCGGTAGGAAATATGCCTTGCTTGCCCAGCTCCGACTGCAGCGAGGAAAGGTTCCTGCTTTTACCGGAAGTCCTTGCGGCCAGTCGTTCTTTGATCTGCTCACGAGTTTCACCGCCCGTCCCACCGACTCCACCAGCCCCGCTGCCGGCTCCACCGGCTCCACCGCTGGCCGGCATGAATTGACCTCCGGCGGGGCCGGCTGGTCTGTGACGGACCGCTTTCTCGACGTCCTCTTCGTCTAGATCGCTCTCTTCCGGCATGCACTCTTCGCAGCCGTCCTCACAGCCCTGGCAGACGTCCTCGCCGTCGAGTTCGACGTTCTTCGCGACGTCCTCGCCTTCGTCCTGGTAGATCGCGTAGCCGCCGATGCTGAAGCCGGTAAACTCGCCTTTGTCGAACTTCGTCAGCGTCTCTTTGTCAGGAGCCATCCCGATCATGAGCCCGGTCTGCTCGGTCTGGATGCTCATCGCCTTCGCGACCTCGGTCGTGAGCGGGAACGCGTACAGGACTTGGCCGACGTCCTCGCCGTCGTGCATCGCTTTCGCTGAGCGGCTGTTCTTCATGAAGTCGGCCGCGAAATCGAACATCACCGACTCCGGCACGTGCTCGTCCTGCAGATCGAAGTAGGGCTTGCCGTTCTTCATACAGACGACAGCGAAGCCGAAGACAAGGCCGCGGTCGGTGTCGACCTTCGAAACCTTGCATTCGAAGTTCTTCTGCATGTCCTGTTTCATGACGACTGCGCCGATACCGTGCGAGTGTCCGTTGGCGTGACCCAGCTCGATGTTGCCCGCCTCGTCCATGATCCAGTCGTGCGTGTGCCCGTCCTGGTAGCTCGTCGTGCCTCTGCTCAGCTCCCCACCTTCCATGCCGCGGGTCGTCAGCGTGTGGGAGTGTCCGTTCACCGGACTCGTCATTGCAATACGCTTTCTCATGTCGACGCCTGTTGTAAGGATCGTTCCCTCGTGTTACACCACAACTATCCGCCCTGGACCGTGATCCTGATTCCGGACAGGTCCGCACCCTCGACATCCATCGTCGTAGACACCACGCACCGGCAGTTGATCGTCTCCTCAGGTGGCCCGTTCGGGTCCGTCGGGTACATGAGGTGATAGCCGCCTCCGGTCGTGAACGGCTGGCCGAAGGGCCTCTTCTGACCGTCCATCTCCCGGTGGGAGTCGCGAACTCGGCTATCGCTGGCTGAGTTCCAGGTCCGGGTAAGCTGCTGTTGCACGAGCACGCCGTCCTCGATCGCCTGTTGGAACGTGTTCTCCACGCCCTCATGGACAGCCCGGAGGCTCTCCGTCCTCGCGATCGTCTCGGCTCTCAGGTTGATCATCCGCTGCCTGTACCGCTCGACCATGCGCTCGACCTGCGTCTTCGGCAAACCTCCGCCGGCCTCGACCGCCTGCCGGGCTGAGCCATCGAACCGCCTGTCGCGTAGCTCCCGGTCAAGGGCGGAAGAGTTGCCCTCGATGAGGTCGCGGCGGTAGTTACGAACGACACGCTCCTGATAAGGAGTGAGTCCGATCGAGTCGCGGAACAGGCGAGCCTGTTCTCTCGGATTGAGGCCCTGCTCGATACCGGACGCCAGAGCCTGACGGGTAGCCAGACGCTGCTGATCTGTGAACCCGCGGATAAGCCGCAGTCGGTTCCGTCTCATCGCCTCGACAGCGCCGGTGTTGGTCTGGTCGAAGTCAAAGTCGATGACCGGCACGTGCCGGTTGATGTGTTGTGCCGTGCTGAAGCCGGCCGCGGTGAAGCTCTCGCTCCATGCAACGCCCAGCTTGGCCGCTGCAGCCTCAAGAAGGCCCAGCGCCTGCTCGACTCGTCCCTGTTCGAGCAACGTCGCGATCTGCGTAAGGTTCAGCTCCTCGCGCATGAGTCGCACCATCTCAAGGAAGGTTCGCCGGAAACGACGATCGGATGAAGCGACTAGCTCCTCGATCCTCGCCAGCGAGTCTTTGACCTTGCGTGCCATCAGAGTACGCGACACTCCAGGGTGAAAGTAGCGCCGGCTGGGTCACGATCCAAAACCTCGATGCGGAACGATCGACCCTCCAGCGTCACGCGATCGCCGATCTCAGGAGCGACCGAACCGCCGCTGATCGAGTTCCCGATGAGAAGGATGCGCTCCATGCCGTCACGGATCAGCTCGCCGTCGCGATTGCGCCGGTTCTTGCTGTCGATCATGCCCCGACACGAATAGCTCGTGCTCGTCGGATTCGTGCCGCCCGTAAGCTGCCCAGGCGTACGCGTGCCTGCGGTCACCTTCGTGAGCGTGGCTGCCAGTAGGCCTGGGCTGATTGCCGCGTCGATGATGCCTGCGATGTCGACGCCGAAGAGGGGTTGGCTCATGGTTTCTTACTCTCATCGAGCGCCCACTGAAGCTTGGCGATCGCCGTCTGTCGCGAGCCGTTGTTGCAGCCCGGCTCGGCGAGGTAGCGCTCCACAGCCGCCTGCAACGCAATAAGCCTCAGGTCTTCGCTCATTTGATGTAGCCCACGTGAAAGCCGACGATCTCTTTGCCGTCGCGTGTGATGGCCATTGGTGTGATCTCGTACAGCTCGGTGACTTCACGGACCTCGCCCGTTTCAGCATCCTGAAACATGACCTTGAAGTGCAGGCCATCGTCAGCGATAACGACTGCGAGCATCTGGTTGAACTTAGGCGAAGCCGTCGGACCGATCTGCATCGAGCGAGGTGAAGTCGGACTCGGAGCTATCGGCACCGCCGACGTACGGAGCGATGATGTCGACGCCCGTCGCTGAGCCGGCAAGATAGCCGGCCAGCAGGTCGTTGACAGGAAGAGGCCACTTCGTGGCCGAGCCTGGGAGCGGGTAGAAGAAGTCGACTCGTGCAGAGCCGGCACCGACGCCCTTGATGTTGGAAGCCGTGCTGGTCTTCGTCAGCAGCGCTGCGTCCTTGAGCAGGTAGAGCGCCAGTTCGAACTCGCCGATCGCGATGTCATCCGGTACGCCGTCCGCAACGGCCTCGCCGTTCTTCGTTGCGCCTGTGCGTGGCCACTGCGTCGCTTGGCTGGGCACGAGCTTTTCGCCCGACCAGATCTCGCGCTCGATCGCGCGGAATGCGGTAATCAGGGCCTGCTTTTTCCCATCCGAGGTCTGGGCGTTCCACTCAGTAGCGTAGAGATGTGCGGCGAAGTAGTTGTTCGCGTCGGTGAGGGGATCGGCCGTCAACGCGTAGACGTCGTAGTTGACCGCACCGATAGTGAGTGTTGCGACTTGGCCCATGGCTGCTTAGGGAGTTCTGGAAGAGGGTCGACTCGGGAAACCGCGTACCCCGTGCTTGGCCTCTTGTCGATCGATGACGACCTGGAGGCGGTTCGCGATCGAGGCCGCATCTTTGGGCTTCTTGATCACACGTCCTCGATAGTTGCGATCGGAGAGCGCGTGCATGGTGGCCTTGCCACCCTCGACGTTCACTATGAAGTTGCGCCCGTGCTTACTTGCGCCCATGAAAAAGCGATCATCGCGGCTGATGTCGACGGAGGTCGTATAGCCAGCATCGTGCAGGTTGTTCTGAATCTCACCGCCTGTGGCTGACGCAGATGCCCCTCCGATGCCGCCTCCGCCCTCGCTGCCGGGCATGAACTGACCACCGCCTGGGCCGGCTGGTCGATGCCTGATCGCCTTCTCGACGTCCTCCTCGTCCAGCTCGGGCTCCGGTGCCGGAGGCTCTTCTGGTGCAGGTGTCGGCGTCGGCACGCTCATATCCTGCTCGGGTGCATCGGTGAGGCCGGCCTGCTGCCTGACCTCGTTGATGGCCGGGTCGTTCGGTGCGAGCGGTGCGCCGGCCTTCGCCAGACCCTCCAAAGCGCTCACAATCTGCGCGATGTCGCGGTACTGGATGCTTTCGGTCTTGAGCTGGGGCTTCATCTCCTTCGGCCAGCCGTTCAGCTCCCAGATGGGGCCGAGCACGTCCTTTCTGGTCTGTTCGCGCAGCTCGACGAGCGTCGAGTCGACGATCATGCCGAATGACTGCGTCTTGTCGGTCGCCAACGCGTGCGAGCCCTTCGAGTCTGAGCCCAGGAGCAACTGCTCGACGCCTAGCACGCGTGCGATCTCGCGATTCTTGCGCTCGATGGCTGCAGCCACTTCCGCATGTGGGCCTCCATCGCCCTGCAGAAGCTCAGCGCTCCATAGGTAGGTCGAACTCGGGCTTTTCATCTCGCCCTCTGCCCTATAGACAGACGAGTCGAGCAACATGCCCAGTGCCGGGTTCTTGCTGTGCTTGTCGATGAAGGCTTCGAGCGGTGCGCGCAGCTCTTGTGCCTGCTGTGGTGAGATCTTCTTCTCTTTGACGAGCTGCTCGAGCTTGGCCAGAGGCGCACGTGCGACCGGAATACCGCGCAAGTCCGTCTCGAAGCCCCAGCTCTCCAACAGCTCGAACTTCTCCAGCTCCTTGGCCTTCTTCGCGATGTGCCGGAACAGGCCCAGCCCTTCAGGGCTGTCGTTCAGGCTGTCGTCGCACATGTACAGGAGCTTGGCTCGCGGCAGATAGAGGTCCTGGCCGTTCTGCGGGTTACGCTGAATGACGCCGAGGACCTTGCCGTGCTTGTCCACGTCCCAACGCAGAATCGTCAGTTGCGCTCGTGGCTCGATGTCCTGCAGGCCGACTATGCCGTCCTCGCGACGCTTCGCGGTCCACTCGCTGATCGCGAACCCGTAGAACTTGAACATCGCCGCACGTCGCACAACGCGGTGCCAAGGCGTGTCCATGTCGTGGAGCATGTCCTCGACGAGGTCCGCGTATTTCTGGGCCTCCGCGCTGTCGTCTGCAGGCTCGACCTTCCAGCCGGCCTTGGCGACGAGGTTCAGGAAGTAGCGCACTCCGGCCGCGACGATGGCCGTGTTGGCCAGCATGTCGCTGTAGGTGATGTACTTCTGTTCACCTGTAAGGCTTGAGTCCTTCTCGCCCTCGACGATGTAGCCACCGAAGATCGCCGTACCTGGAGCGCCCATCGGCTCGAACGGCTTCGGCTTCTCCTCCAAGACGTCGAGGGGCCGCGTGGTGTCTAGAGATGTCACCATGGTACCATGATCCTTCTGCTCAGTCTGTCAGCAACCCAGGCGTGGTGCCGATAAGGTCGCCCTCTTCGTTCATGATCAGGTACGCGTGCGCGCGCGAGGACGCGTCGCCCTGGTCCATGTAGTCGGACTTTGGAAACTCGCACATCTCGCCCGTGTACGCGTCGTTCCACTCTCCCCGCACGATGTAGACGTTACCGGCCTCCCATTGGGCGGCGAAGGGTATCGCCCGGTCTGATTTCTCGCCCGACTCCGTGCTGAAGTGGACGTCGTAGCCGTTGAGAAGCGCCGCGAGCGCCGCCTTCTGCGACTTGCCTGCCTGACCTGGGTCCTGTGGCAGTGAGATCGACACGCCGTGGCCGTCGGCGATCGCCGTCATCTTCAATCGCTGTTCGACCTCGTGTGGTGTGCCTCTGAATCTGACGACATGCTCCACGAAGATCTGCCCTCGTGCCGTTATCGACATCTTGAGGCCGACCGTGTAAGCTGAATCCTTCTCCGTTGAGGCCGCGAGGTCCCAGCCACGAACCTTGCGCGTCGCGTCATCTGGCACGCGGTCCACGTACTGGATCTTGCTGTAGTGGAACATGCCGCCCTCGCGCGCGACAGGTCGTTGCTGAAGCTGGCCCGCGACCGCGTAGCTACCGCCCTTCGAGGAAAGCGTGCGCTTGAGCTGATCGACTGCCTTGCGGCTGAAGCGCTCCGGCCATAGCAACTCGCCGGGCTTCGTGCGCGGATCAGCAAAGCCGATCTCCGGTAGCACGCAGCGACGATCGGGCTCGAACTCCATAGGCAAGATGAGCTTGGTCCAAATGTCGGACTCGGTCTTGAGCACATGGCCGCTCAGGTCGCG